GCTTATACCTGTATTTGTTGACGAGGTTTTGCCTGGCGATACTACTCGTATGTCTGTTAATTACTTCGCTCGTTTGGCTACTCCTATTAAGCCTATCATGGATAATATTTATCTGGATTGGTTTTTCTTTTTTGTACCAAACCGCCTCGTTTGGGAACACTGGCAGAATTTCTGTTTTGAACAGGAAGACCCTGATGATCGCACTGATTATGTCATCCCTACTGTTACTGCTACTGGTAACACTGATAATGCCTATATAGGCTCTCTTTGGGACTATTTCGGTTTGCCCGTGAATACGTCTGGTAATTTATCTGATATTAGCGCTCTTCCATTTCGTGGTGTTTACCTTATTTGGAATGAATGGTTTAGAGACGAAAACCTCCAGAAATCCGTCAAGATTCAGAAAGGCGACGCTAACGAAGTTTTAAACTCTGCCCGAGCTTCTGAACAGCCTTCTTGGGTTTTCACGTCAGGTACCAGTATTGTTCCCGGCTTGGCCTGTCCGCCTCGTGGTAAGCGTCATGATTACTTTACTTCTGCTCTTCCGTGGACACAGAAAGGACCTGGTGTTTCTGTGGGTCTTGCTGGTACTGCTTCTATAGTTGACCCTACTCCCGGTACTGGTTTTCTTCTCCATAGTTCCGATACTGAGCTCGCCGCTGTTACTGCCGTTTCCGCCGGTGAAGGCCTCTCCGGCGGTTATAGAATTGCAAGAGGTACTAATTCTATTAATTTTAACCGTCATGGTTCAACTTCTGATTATAGCGGCGTAGGCGGTTTTGCTGGTAATACCGAAAGTTCGGTAACTATGTCTGCTCAAGCCGCTTCTACTTACCTTGGCAATGATTCTTATGTTGATTTGGACACTTCAAGTATCTTTACGATCAATAGTCTTCGTACTGCTTTCCAGATGCAGAAGTTCTATGAGCGCCTTGCTCGTGGTGGTAGTCGGTATACAGAAGTGCTCCGTTCTTTCTTTGGCGTAGTTTCTCCTGACGCTCGTCTTCAGCGTCCGGAATTTCTCGGTTCCTTTACCAAAATGGTAAACGTTAATCCAATAGCGCAGACTTCCGCAACTGACAGTACTTCTCCTCAAGGCAATCTCTCCGCTTATGGTGTTACTGCCGCTAAGTTTCATGGTTTCACTAAATCTTTCGTTGAGCATGGCTATATTTTTGGTTTTGTATGTGCTCGTGCCGATCTTACTTACCAGCAGGGTATTAACAAGATGTGGCTTCGCTCTACTGTTTATGACTTTTATTGGCCCACATTCGCTCATCTTGGTGAACAGGCTATTGAGCTTCGTGAGATCTACGCTCAAGGCTCTGAAGATGATTCTACTGTTTTTGGCTATCAGGAACGCTATGCCGAATATCGTTATAAACCTTCGCAGATTACAGGTAAGTTCCGTAGCTCTGTAACTGGTGGCACTCTAGATAAATGGCATTTGTCCCAGTTCTTCAATAGTGCTCCAACTCTTAACGAGGAATTCATAGTCGAAAACCCACCTATTGAGCGTATTGTCGCTGTTCCCAGTGAGCCTGAATTCTTGCTTGACATAGGCTTCCGTTACACTACCGTGCGTCCTATGCCTATGTTTGGTACTCCCGGCCTTGTTGATCACTTCTAGAAGGAGTTGGTTTTATGTCATGGCTTTCTAATACTTTAGGCAGTGTTGCTGGCTCTGTTTTAGGATCTGCAGTTCAGAATCATTACAACTCTGCTAATGCCGCACAGGCTAATGCGTGGAACGTTGAAAACTATAAACATCGTTATCAGTGGGCCGTAGAAGATATGCGCAAAGCTGGTCTTAACCCTATTCTTGCTGCAACTAATGGTATAGGCGGCTCTATATCTGGAGCTTCGGCCGCTTCTGTAGGTATGAGTGATATAGGTTCTACCATGAACTCTGCCAAAGCCGCTAGTGCCGCTGAAAGGCAGGCTAAGAACGCCGAGAATCTTGCAGTATCACAAATTGAAAAAAACGTCGCAGAAGCCGATTCTGTGCGTCAGAGCACCCATGGTACAGTTCTTCAGAATGGTATTCTTGCTAATGATTTGAATCTTCGTGAGCAGACTTATGAAAAGCGCCTTGGTTACGAACTTGAAAAGATGAATTTGGAGCTTGAAAACCTTCGGCTTCAGGGCTCTTACCTTAGCTCTGGTGTTTTGAACAATATTGCTTCTGCTAACCGTGCTAATTCTGCCGCCGCTTTTGATAATATTCAGACTGAAATGGCAGGTATGGAACGTGATTTTTATAAGAATCTCGAAAGTCTTACGGGTGCTCCTAGATCTGTTGCTAGCGGTATTGGTTCTACTGTCAAAAATGTTATAGGCTTCCTCGGAGGTCGTTATTTTGGAAGGAGATAATTTTATGTCTAATAAAACCACTATGATTCTTACTTTTATTGTTACTGTTGTTGTCCCTTTTATTCAGGAACTTGTAGATCTAATTGAAGCTCTGAAAGGTAAAGCTTCTTCGAACACTGTTACTGCTAAAAAGGTTGCTTCGGATTTTCAAGCCGATGTTGCGCAACTTGTTGAGCCAGTTGCTAATAAGAATGATTCTAAAAAAACTAGCCGTTTTTTCGGTTCTTGGAGGGATGCTAAATGAGACGTCGTCGTTTATCTAAACGAGGTTCTCGCCGTCTTTTTCGGCGTACCTCCAGATCTCGTCGTAGAAATTTTAAGAGAGTAGGACGAGGTGGATTTAGGATTTGACATTCTGACTTAATCCTGATACAATCGGTACAGGTGATTAATATGGTTTGTTACAATCCTATTCTTATGTATCCAGTTGAAGGAGCTATTACCAAGAATGGAAAACAACATTATAGTTTTTACGGTAGCCTTGCCTCTCACCCTGAGCTTTCTGGCGATAGCCGTTTCATTCGTTGTTCTTGTAAACAGTGCATCGGCTGTCGTCTCGAAAATAGCAGACAGTGGGCTGTCCGTGCTGTTCACGAAGCCCGTTCTTCGTCTTCTGCTTATTTCGTTACTTGCACTTTCGATGATTATCATTTGCCATGTGATAAAAGTTTGAGTAAGAAATTTCATCAGACATTTATGAAGAATCTTCGTCGTGAGTATGGCAGTGGTATTCGCTTTCTTGGTTGTGGTGAATATGGTGAACTTCATGGTCGTCCCCATTATCATTACATTTTGTTTAATATTGATTTTGATGACAAAATTTTTCGGTTCCGTACAGACGGTTATAACACTTATACTTCTTCTCGTTTTTCCAAAGTATGGAAATACGGTCTGCATCTTATTGGTGAGTTTAGTTTTGACTCTGCTGCCTATGTCGCTCGCTATATAGTTAAAAAGCAAACAGGTAAAGATGCTCCTTCTCACTATAAAGGTCGTGTTCCTGAATTCATGGTTGCTTCCAATCGTCCCGGCATAGGTGCTAAATGGCTCGAAGTTCATGGTGAAGAATGTTATGCCAATGATTTTGTTGTTATCAATGGCAAAAAAATGCGTCCTCCTCGTTATTATGACAAAAAATTTGATGAAACCCATCCTCACTGGATGGAATATATTCGTAATAATCGTATTGATAAGATGCTTCATAACTTGGAGAACAACACTTTTGAGCGTTTGGTCGACCGCTGTCGTTTTCAGGAAGGTAAGTACAAGCATTTTCTTGGCAGAAAGCTTGACAAGGTATTATGATTGTGTTATCATTAAGTCAGAAATGAGGTGATGCTTATTAGTGAATTTGAAGCTGTTAAGAAATTCTGTTCTGATCGTAATATTTCTTTTAATTACTCTTTTCGTGGCAGTAAATATGCCGCTTACCGTCTTAAACCTGATGATTCTAGAGTTATTCGCCTTGATAATGACTATTTTGTTATATCAACTATGCTTTATCTTATGATTCGTAGGTATTTAATTGCATTTAGAAAAGGAGATGGTTCCGCTGAGACTTTATTCCATTTATGATTCCAAGGCTGAACAGTTCAGTCCTCCGCAGGTTTATCACAATGATTTGCTCGCTCTTCGAGCTTTTGAAGGTATAGTTAACGATGATAAAATGCTTATTAAAAAGTATCCTGAAGACTTTTCTATTTATTATGTTGGCAATCTCGGTGACAGCGACGGTCGCTATTACGTTGAGAATTGTGACGAGTCCCATATTCCTGTCATGGTTGGTCGCGCCATAGAATATGTGCAGACTGTTGACAATGATTCTACTAAATGATAATCTAATAAAGAGCGTATCAGAAAAAGGACGGTCTCGCATGAGATCGTCTTTTTTTTGTACGCTACGCCCGCCGCGTCTAGGCGCCTGCGAAAGGAGGTGAAACTATGAAATTTAAGACAGCTTATGATCCCGTAGAAGAACATGACCATTGCGGCATTGAATTTACTATGCCGTCTCTCACAGTTCAGGACGAGAAAGATGAAACTGATATCAATTACATCGTAAATAAGTATGCAGACGGTCAGAAAGGTATTATGACTCTTGATCTCGGCGATAGTTCGCAATACGCTTACCTGCAGTTTGGAGATGCAACGCTTCCCGGCGACTACAGTACAGCGCTTGAGCTTGTGTCCGGAGTTCGTGAAGAATTCTACAGTTTACCTGCTTACGTTCGAGCTAAATTCGGTCACGATCCTATGAATTTCATCGACCGATTGAATGATCCTGCAACGCTCGAATATCTCCAACAACAAGGTCTGTATGGTAGCAAATATACCTTTAATGAACCACAACAGTCCGTAAGTAGTAAACAAACACAAGAAAAAAATAACACTTTAGAACAAAATAATGAAGAAACACAAAAATAGGCGTCACCGAAACCAGTTACTTACTTGATGTAACTGGTGTAGGTGACGCAAAAATAATCTAAAACTTAAGAATAATTTGCTTTAGGTTAATTCTTAGGTTTACACTTCGAAGAAGGTGAAATTTTGGCTCGAAAAAAAATAAGAGTTCGAGGACATCGCTTCAGCGATGCTCCTGCAATGTACATGAAAAGGACTAAGTTCGACCGTTCCCATGTTTATAAGACAACTTTTGATTCAGGTAAGCTTATACCTGTATTTGTTGACGAGGTTTTGCCTGGCGATACTACTCGTATGTCT